GATCGGCTTCTCAGCTGACGACGGTGACGGTAATATGGCGGTCTATGTCTACTATAACAAGCTCTATCTTGGGCTGTAAGGAGGTAGACTATGCAGCTGGCATTTATGGATGAGTCCTTTAATATCATCCGTTATATTAAATTTATAAATCTGCAGTGGATCCGGCGATACTACGAGCCGGGAGAGTTCAATGTGCAGATCCCCGCATCAGAATATGACGCCGATGCGGCTTATCTGTTCACAACAGACCGCCCGGAGCTGGGGCTGATACAAAAAAGACAGTACGCGGATGGCTACGACGGTGAGGTCATACAGCTATCCGGGTACTTTTTCGAGTATAAGCTCAACGATAAGATCATCTTCCCGCGCTTTAATGCTTCCGGGAACATCGAAACGCTCGCCAGGAGCATCGTGAACACCTACAAGGCTGACATCCCGCTCCTGCAGCTTGGCACGGCTAACGTGCCGCCCCTGGGAACGGATACGACGAAGGAAGACACCGGCCACGGTATGGCCACAGTGCTCTATGAGCTCCTGCAGACTCAGGAGCTGAGCTTTAGATGCGTATATGACTACCAGGAGAACACGATGAGCTTTATCGTGTGGCAGGGCTTAGATCGAACGCAGGACCAGAGCGTTAACAGCTTCGTGACCTTCTCCGAAGGCTTCCGCAATATGCAGAACGAGGAGGTCATCATCGACGCATCGAATTATAAGAACTACGCCGTGGTGATCGGTAACGGCAAATATGAGGACGGTAACCAGATAGAGGTCGATGTGGATCTCTCCGGAGGCGGCTATAAAAAATATCTTTATGTAGACCAGACCGGGCAGACCTTCGACAGCACGAAGCAGACGAGAGCCGAGTACAATGCTCTTTTATACCAGGCAGGCCTGGAGGAGCTCAATAAGTACACGGATATCACGAACGTGACCTTCGACACCATCGACAGAGGGCTCACATATCTGGAAGACTACGACCTGGGCGATAAATGCGACGTTATCCTGGACAGCGTGCAGCAGTCGTTTACGGTGCGCATCATCGAGATCCAGGAAGTATTTAAGGAAGCGAAGCACTCCGTTACGCTGGTCTTCGGCGAAAAGGTGCCAACTTTATACAACAAAGCAAGGAGGTAGAAATCTATGCAAAGTATGACAGCGTTCCCCTTTACGTCCGTACTGACCTATGACGAGCACGGCTGGCCACAGCTCGACAGAGGAGTCACTTCGGAAGTCCTGAGGAAACTCTTAAAAAGCTACTACACGAACGGAGTCTTCGGTATCGCAGACTCTAACTGCCTGCAGGTTATGGGCCCGGCGGATGCGTCAAGCCCTACTGTAAGAGTTAAGCCCGGCGTGTGCTTAATAAATGGCGCTACGGGCTACACGGAGGAGATCAAGACGCTTGACTTAACAGCCGGCGATACAACGCTCCCCCGTATCGATACAGTAGTCTGCAGACTGAACGATAACAGCGATTATCGTAACATTTACCTGGATATCATCCTGGGAACACCGGCCAGCACTCCGGTAGCCCCGGCACTTACTCAGACGGATAGCGTCTGGGAGATCGGCCTGGCTAATATCTACAGAGCAGCCAACTCTACAGTGGTAAGCTCCGCAGATATCACGGACACAAGGCTCGACACTTCCCGCTGCGGATACGTTACAGCTATCCAGTCCATCGATACAGAGAGCCTCATGCAGCAGCTCAACGCTTATTATGATGAGTTTGTAGAGCAGTGTGAGGAAGACTACACCACAAGCCGCGCCGAGTATCTTGAGCAGTGTAATCAGATCCTGGCAGATGTGCAGGCTTTCGAGACTGCTGCCGAGGCTGACATCATGGAGTGGTTCCAGCACATGAAGGACCAGCTCAGCGAAGACGCAGCCATCCATCTGCAGAATGAGATCGACGCAGAGATCGAGCACGAGTTTAAGCGCTTCTATAGCCTGGCGAACAGAGCGACAAGCTTCACCAGGAACGCAGACGGATCGCTGGCAACGGCTACAAGCGAGAACGAGGACGAAGATGTGACCTGCGTCTCGACTTTCAACCGTAACGCGGACGGCTCGCTCAGCTCCGTGGTGACAGTAGTAACGCCTGACGAGGGTAACTTCTACTACACCCAGACAGCAACCTTCACAAGGAACGCAGACGGCTCACTCTTAAGTGTGGCCGAAGCATATACAAAGTCACCTAAAGAATAAGGAGGAGAACTATGGCAATTATGGAAAGTATGGCCGGAGCTGACGAAGTCCTGGCCGGCATCAAAAGGAATCAGATCACGGGCTTACCGCCTCAGAACCTGACGCTCTTCACAGTAAAGGGCGCCGGATCCGGCAAGCTTAAGATCACAGTGCAGGCAAGCGACACAGTAGTCGATAATCAGCTGCTCTGTACTGTTAAGGGCATCGCCGTAGTACGTAAGACCGGAAGCGCTCCGGCGAACATCAACGACGGCACCCTGGTCTTTACCCATACGGGCACAACGGCCTACACCTACGAGGATGATAACCTCACAAACGGCACGACCTACTACTATCGTGCTTTTGCTTTCAGTGATCACGGAGTTTATAACTGGAACGCTGAGAACATTAAGAGCGGAACTCCTTCCGCTATCAAGTTCTGGGCTTTTACTCAGGACTTCTCTAACGGCAACCCTGACCAGTGCATCACATACCCTCAGGGCTATGAGAATAGCGACTTCGATCCTATGCTCACAAACGAGGGCGCCGGTACAGCTACAGCCGGAGACTGGGGCGACTTCTTAACGGATACCCTTAAGAATCTGCCCTATATGGTCAAGAAAAACGGCGAGGTAGACTACGCACTGGATCCTACTGACTACAGTAAGAAGGCCGACGGAGTCACAGCTTCCGACTACAATAACACAAGCTACAACGGCGGAGCTTTTGCATGGCTCAATAAGATCTACATGAAGGAAGAATATGCTCAGAACGGTGATAGCCGTACCGTTATCTTCGCAGATGGCGAGTATGAGGGCTTTACTGCGGTAGGCTTTAACGACGGCGAGGATGATCTCGAGGGCATCTGGCTCCCTATGGGCTACATGGACGCATCCAGCAGGGTGCTCGTAGCAGGCACTACTCCGGTAGCTTCTAAGACTTGCGACCAGGAGAAGGCTCTCCTCGATGCTTTCGACTCAAGATGTCGCTTCCTTGGCGGTCCTATCCTTAACGTGCTCCGCGATCTCGAGTATATGCTCTTTAAGAGCACCGATATCCAGGCTAAGGCCGGACATGGTAGATGCTCAGCCGGATCTCAGGCAGTTATCGCTAACGCTAAGGTAGACAACGGCAACGTAGTAGGCTGGAAGGGAACCGCTGCCGCTACTAAAGCACTTAACAAGTACTTCCACAGCCAGGTGCTCGGATCATACCAGCAGCTGACTCGTGACCCTTATACGCTCCTGATCGGCGGCAAGCTGTACGTATGCAAAGATTACAGCTACGCTTTGAGCTCATCCGGTAAGACAGACACCGGAAAAACATGGCCGTCAGATAGCGCTTGGCAGTATCCTAAGCATCTCGAATACTTAGGCGACGGCTTCGGTAGCTTCCCTAAGCATGAGAACACCGGAAGCACTTCGACCGGACTCTGTGACGGCGTTTATGGTAACGCAAGCGGTACTCGTGTAGCCCTTCGTCTCGGCGTTTGCAGCGACGAGCTCACGGATGGCCCTGCCTACGTGGATCTGGCCCGCGAGGCCGGCACTGCGAACTGGGTCTGCGGGCTCGGGTGCGTGCTTCTTCCTTCTGCAGGTTACGCGCCAGCGTAACCTCAGGGGGTGCCGGGGGCCTTCCCCCGGCCATGGGGTACGGATAAGTCACAAATAAAAATTATATAGGGGACTCGGACGGCCACCTCGGCCCTTTTAGCCCATCGTCTCGGCAATTGCAACAACGAGCTCGCGGATGGCCCTGCCTACGTGAATCTGAACAACGAGGCCAGCAATGCGGCCTGTTCCTGCGGGCTCGGGTGCGTGCATCTATTCACATCGTTAACAGTGCCGTCCGCGTTCATTTACACCTCAGGCCGTTGAAATACGGCTTAGTCACCATTATTGGAGGGACGAGTGGAAATACAAGCCGATGCAGACCGTCTTTATCCGGTGGTCGTACCGGAGAGGATGGAGGCGAATAGAAGCGATGTGTGAGAATCTGCACACATATAAGTATCTACATCGTAGATGCTGCGACCGCGAGGTCATTGTTAAGGCCTGGATGAAACTGCGGAAGGGTAAGACTCAGCGCAAGGAAGTCATCAAGATAGAGGCCGATTTTGAGTATTATGTGGACAAGATGCAGCGGATGATCATGGAGACCCGCCCCGGCGGAGATCCAGAGCTGCAGTTCTGGCCGGAAAAACACAAACCTCGGACCGTGTTCGAGCATGGCAAGGAGCGGGAGATCTTCTGCCCGACGATCTGGGAGCAGTGGGTTCACCATATTGTGATCCAGGTGCTCAGCCCGATAGTCATGCGATACGCGTATCGATACAGCTGTGGATCAATGCCAGGACGAGGCGGAGTATATGGGAAGCGGTACCTCGAGAGGCTCGCGTCCCGAGGCTTTAAGTACTTCGCGAAGCTCGACATCCGACACTTTTTCAAAAGTGTCCGCCAGGACGTAGTGATCAGGATGCTCGAAGAGCTTATCTGTGATGAGTGGTTTATCTATCTCATCCGGAGGATCTTCTGGCAGTTCCCTAAGAGCTTGCCGCTTGGCTTCTACCCGAGCCAGTGGCTGGCCAACTTCGTGCTGTGGCACTTAGATAGGCGTATCGTGGCCAGTCTTCCGGAAGGTGGTGGATATATCCGCTATGTGGATGACCTGGTTATCACGGGCAATAATAAACGCCTGCTGCATCGAGTGGTGGAGATCATTAAGCAGGAGCTCGGTAGGATCCGGCTACGCTTAAAGGATAACTACCAGATAGCCCGGTTTATATACCGGAGAAAAGACGGCACGCTCATCGGGCGCGCCATCGATTATATGGGCTTTGTCTTCCTTCGCCGGAAGACGATCCTCAGAAAAAAGATCATGATCCGGGCGACGCGCTTCGCCGGAAAACTGAGCCGCACCAAAAAGATAGCCCGAAGGCAGGCGCTCTCTATGATGTCAAGGCTCGGCTGGTTCAAACATACGGACACCAGTATCGTCTGGGCTACGTATATAGAGCCTCGCGTCAATGTTAACCAACTAAAGGCAATAATCAGAAGGAGGACTGCAGGCCATGAAGACACAATGGACAAAAGAGCAGGGCTCTGGGCAGCTGCCGGAACGCTTTGAGAAGATAAGCGCCGACACTTACATCCAGCGCCGTAACATCGAGGAGGCTCCCGAGAAGGAAGGCGTCACAGATCCCGGCTGGGAATGTGAGAGCCGCTACATCTCTGAGGATGTCTACGAGGCACTTATGGAAGAGTATGACTCTCCTACTTATAAGGCTGTACTTGAGCAGATGGAGCTCATGGATGAGGCTAACGCTATGGTTATGCTCAGCCAGTCAAACATCGAAGCAACGCAGACAGATCAGGACGAGACTCTCGCGCTGATCTTAGAGAACACTACGACCGCAGAGGAGGTATAAAACCATGAGATCAAAATATTATAAGACTGTAAAAAGATACTACGACAAGGGCATCTATGATAACGATGATGTCGCTGTCTTCGTCCGTGCCGGTAAGATCACTCCCGAAGAGTATGAGATGATCACCGGCGAGCCTTACGAGGAGGAGTAGACGGATGGAGACAATCATATCGGCTATCATCAGCGCGGGCGCGGCTATCGTGGTCTGTTTAATAACTCAGAACCGTCAGGCCATGCGCCTGGAGGCGCAGCTCGATAAACAGACCGCGCTCTTAGAGCAGCGCCTTGGAACGCTCTCCGACAGAGTAGAGAAGCACAACAACGTCATCGAGCGCACCTATAAGCTCGAGGAGCTCACTGCTCTGCAGGAGGAGAAGATCAAGGTAGCGAACCATAGGATCGAGGATCTGGAGAATAAACAATGAGACGAAGAAGTAAAAAGAAGGTCGAGACATCAAAACTCCTCCTGATCGTCTCGGATGTGATGGCTGCGGTGGTGCTT